ATTGTTAGGATTAGGCTTTGTACTTGCCCAAGATGGCGATACAGAAAATATCCCTGATCAACCTGTAAAGGAAGAAGAAATGCCTTGGATTGAAAATGTAGCCGCAAGTGATATTCCAATTGGATTCCATCACGATGCTGGCCCTAATAGTATGCTGATCAGCATTGTGGATCCTGCCAGCTGGCGGCCTGTTCCAAAACATACATTCAAAGAAATTCATAACTTTGAGTTTTTGGATGTAGAAGAAAAAGACGAAGTGCTGGAAGAAGCGATGAAGTGTAGTCATGAGCAGGCCGCAGAGCTTGTTCGACTGTTACAACACGCACTGGACAATCGCATGAATGTTGTTGTTCATTGCTTTGCTGGTATTTGCCGTTCGGGTGCGGTTTGTGAAGTCGGAGTCATGATGGGGTTTGATGACACAGAACGTTTCCGTAGCCCAAATCTTTTGGTAAAACATCGCATGATGAAACAGTTGGGTTGGACTTACGACCCGGATGAAAAGCCCAATATTGACGATTGGCGCACATTTAGATCGGTTGACTAAAAGAACTTTTGGCTGTATAATTATAACTTAACTTAGAAAGGAGGCGAATATGCCGAGTGTATTCTTAGTAAGCGACACGCATTTTGGACATACTGGCGTATGTCGCTTCACACGTAACGACGGTGTTACAAAACTTCGTCCATGGGATAGTCCGGAGGAAATGGACGAAGCAATGGTCAAGGCGTGGAACGAACGGGTAAAGCCAACTGACAAGGTCTACCATTTAGGTGACGTGGTTATTAACCGCAAGTCCTTAGGCATCATGAGCCGCTTAAACGGCGACAAGGTCTTAATCCGTGGTAACCACGACATTTTCCGCGATGACGAGTACAGGATGTACTTTAGAGAATTACGTGCATATCATGTTATGAACGGAATGATCTTAAGCCATATTCCATTACATTCTGACTCAATGGGTCGTTTTGGTACTAACATTCACGGACACTTACACGCAAATCGTGTGAAGAAGGCTCGTGGTGTTGATGCTAGGACTGGAGAAGTTTTATACAGCGATGTAAACGATGTTCGTTACCATTGCGTTTGCGTGGAGCAAACTGACTTTGCACCTATCTTATTCGAAGATGTTATTGCACGTATCGAAGCAGAGGGTGGGAGTGTAGGGTTTAAAAACGGCAACGGACCTACAATGTAAAATAGGACCTTCGGGTCCTATTTTTTTGACTTGAAAATCTTAAAAAGTTTTAATAATCGACCCGTTAGGTGCTTTAACTTTGACTCGATTATTTCCTGCAGACTGCGGATTAAATCCCCAAAGGGCTAAACATTTGCCAAGAAGTAAATCTGGTATTTGTTTTGAAATTAATAAATTGTCGTGATCGTCGAAAACTTCGATTGTAACAAATTGATCTGTTATACTTGTGTCCATGTTTCCCTCGCATATGCTACTGTAGCATCTATTTCTGATTCAGTTAAAATGTTTAAGAATTTAAATGCAGATAGCACTCTACCTAACCATTCAATTTGATCTGCAACACACTCTTCAAAACTGCTGTTCCAATCTAGACATTCGGAATAGTAATACCCGATATCATCTTTGAAACGATTTAGACTAAAGCAAACAGTTTCAGGAAATCCTGTTTGATTCGCTAACGAAATAGTTTTTGCTGCCGCAAGCACTTCTTTTGCTTCTGCTATATATTCTCTTACAGATTCTATAGTAGGTGTTCCATATAAGAATGTAGTGCTAACATTATCTCCTGTTTGATCAGTAGGTGCTTTAAATTCGAAATACTCATACTGTTTTGAATCATTCGTTACTACTTCTCTAAAAATTGGTTCATTGATCCTAAATTTCTTAAGAAGGGTCGAAGCTTGATACAATTCTTGATAACATTTATACTCAGTATCGTTCGTATACGGACGTAACACAAAAATCTTGTTAGTTGTTAATTCATGATATTTCATCGTGGTACCTAAGAATTCTTCGTAACCGTCGTATAGTGGCGCAACGATAAATGTATTAGGTAGCAAGCGTAGTTTAGGAACATGGTCTTCCGGTAACGGAAGGTTATTAAAAAATGCCACACGATTTTCACGCTGATTCCAATAGTTGAATCTTTCTAATAACGATGAAAATCTTAAATTTTGAATAAAATCCATAATGCTTCTCTTTCAATATGCATGTATTTATCATCTAACTTATGCTATATAATTTTATGAATTCATTTATCACTAAACTTAATGTAACTGCTGATCTGCCACAAATGACTACGGATCTGGAAGAAATTCTAAAAGTATGTCCGTGGCCAGAACGACAGTTATTTAACGGCCAAACATACCCGGCTAATCAGTTAGGCATCACCTATAGACCCGGATCTACTATTCCTTGGATAGATGCAGGGGGTAGTTTAATAGATCCTAAAACAGGACAAATATTCGGATATGAGTCCGACTTTACAGAGTTGAACCCAGCAGTACCTGATAGTCTAAAAGATGCGCTATCTCGACTAAGTTCAGCCGAAAATACTAAATTTGGTCGGATTAGGTTCATGCGTTTAATGCCAAAAACTGGATTAACTGTACATGCGGACTTTGAAACACGATATCATTATGTTATTAAAACTAATCCAAATTCATTTTTTGGGGAGAAAATTGACGAAAACGAAGTAGCCGCTGTGTGTTATCACGTGCCTGCAGATGGTCATTTTTACCATGTAGATACGACCCGTCCGCATTTTGTGTACAACGGCGGCTGGGAACCTAGAATTCATCTGGTTATTTGTAAGGTATGATAGCACCTGTAATGATATAAATATATGATAAAGAATTCCAAGTCCAGGAGCTAGAAATATGTCGTTAAGAATACGTAGAGGAACAGACGCCCAAAGACAAACATTAACCTTTGATCAGGGTGAAGTTGTCTATACTACAGATACCAAAAAAGTTTACGTCGGTGACGGTATAACCGCGGGTGGAGTAAATATCCTAGCAACTTCGGCAGGGTCTGGTGTTACGTTTAATCCTACTACACAAGCATTTGATTTTAGTACAAATAGTTTAGGCCTTACAACTAGTGCAGTTAGCGAAGGTGCAAACAAATATTTCACAACTCAGCGAGCACAAGATGCCGCTGCCGCTTTATTTACGAATGTAGGTAGTCCTGCTACTACAGGAACTGTCACAGGAACTGTTGCAACTGGTACTGTAACATTACTAGCTACTCCTAGCCCGTTGTTAGAGCAAGGCGAAAAGTTTACTGTTATCGGTACTGGTGGCGGTGGACTTACAGCAGGCGGTACCTACTACGTTGTTAGTAATACAACTAATTCAGTAGTACTGGCTAATTCGTTAGCTAATGCTATGGCCGGTACAGCTATTACTACATTAACTACTGCAAGTTTGTCTGGAACTACATATTCATCTGCTGGTATTGACGTCGGTATTACATTTACGTATGATTCAACCACGCATACAATCACCGCTAACTCATCTGGTGTAACTAGTGTTGTAAGTGATACTAATCCTAGTCTAGGCGGCAATTTAAGTTTAAATTCACGTAATATAACTGGTACTGGTAACATTGACATTATTGGTACTGTAAAAGCAACTACTGGATTAGGTGGTAACTTACCACTAAACAGTTATAACATCAACGGCACTGGTAACATTGACATTATTGGTACAGTAAAAGCAACTACTGGATTAGGTGGTAACCTACCACTAAACAGTTACAGCATTACTGGTACCGGTGGAATTAATATCACTGGAACTGTTACAGCAACTACATTGGCAGCTAGTACCCTTACTATGGGTAACAATAGCACAATCGGTGGCGGACCAGTTAATTTTAATACTGGCAATATAATATTTTTTAACTCTGCTCCTGCATTAGGAACTTCGTTTATAACATACTTGTCAGCAAGTAATGATTCTAACGGAACCGGCATTACAAGTGCAAAAAGCCGAGGAACTATATTTTCCGCTAGTGCTGTTCAAAATGGTGATGTACTAGGTACTACTTCATTCGCTGGATTTACTGGAAGTGCATTTACCTCAGGTGCTAATATCCAATGTAGTGTAAACGGTACGGTTAGTGCAGGCGTTCTTCCAACACGTATGACTGTAAGTGTCAACGATACTGCCGGTGCTACGGTTACTCCGATAACTTTTAATGCATCAAACGTTACGTTTACTAAGCCACCAATCGTTCCAATCTTTGCAACGACTGCGGCAAGAGATGCTGCCATTAGTCCTGCAACTGCCGGAATGATAATATTCTTAACAGCTACTACCAAGTTCCAGGGATACACTGGCTCAGCTTGGGCTGACCTCAACTAAAAATAGTCATATCTGAAATAGTAGTTGGTAGTATGTCTATCAACTTATTTCTATCATTGCTCTTCGGAGTACATAATCCACAACCACAGAATTGATTAGGACAAACAATTATAGGCATTGTTTTTTGTTCTAGATGAGTTTTTAAAGTTTCGAGTATTGCATCGCCTTCACTGATCTTACCAATGCTACCTCTAGTACCGTCTAGACGTGCTTGACAAGTTTGATGATGGTACACTGAATCTGTTTGTTGTTCTACATGTAAGAAGAACCAATTAACTGAACAATGCCAGTCTTTAAATTTTCTAAAATTAATAAACTTAACTTCTTCTGTTCCTACATCACTACATGTTTTAAAAGACCTTCCGCCGCAACATGGTCTACCTGTTAGAGTATCCTGACTTGACCTTCCCCAAAATGTTTGAAACCAATCAATCTGTTCTTGTGTATATTTGTGCGCAAACTTGGAATTAGGTTCTTCTCCGATGGCTCTAGGAATAAACTTAATATTTTTAGATTTAAGACGTTCCATTACAGTTTTACATTCTTCAAAATTAACAGCATGTAACATAACATTAACTTTAATGCCAATTCCACTTGCCGCTAGTTCTTCAGTCCTAACAAGTGATTGCTCTTTGAGTTTGCCGTTAGCTTCTGTGTGATAGCTAACTGTAACGTGATCGTATATGTTCGCAACCTCTTGAGCAGTACGCTTACTCATTGCGCCATTAGTTGTTAAATCTAATATTAGTTTAAATTTTTCTTTATATGTTTGTTCATATTGATTTTTAAGATACTTTGAAAATTTTATAAACACAGGATTTACTGTCGGTTCACCGCCTGTGAAACTAATACATACATCTTTACTTG